AGCAATCAGGAAAGCAGAAGAGATTTTAAGCCAGGCGAGGCTCACCGCCTGCGCAACCACCCTCACCAGCGAGCTCACCGCAAGCGGTCTCCCCGAGCCGGTGCAGACCAAGCTCAGGAAGCAGTACGACGGCAAGGTTTTTGAGGTCGAGGCCCTGAGGGCGGCCATCACCGAGGAGAAAGAAGTGCTCGACAAGCTCAGTGCGGCTGGCTCCATCATCGGCATCGGCCACCTTCGCGAAGTCCAGGGCGAGCCTGAAAGACTCCAGGCAGCAATGGACCGCACCTTCGGCGTCAATGTAGACGAGCGGTTCAAGGATGTACCCGCTTTTGATTCCATCCGCGCCGCCTACGTGCGCATGACCGGAGACACTGAGGTGCGCGGCATCATCCCCAGGGACAGGATGACTGCGGCCTTTGACAGCACATCCTTCACCTACGTGCTGGGGAACACTCTCTACAGGCGCATGACCCAGGATTACCGCGAGACGCCGGACTACGGCGCATCCCTGCTGGTCTCCAGCACCCGCAACGCCCGCGACTTCCGCACCCTGGAAAGCGTGCGCATCGCCTACTTCGGCGACCTGCCCGACGTGGATCCCGAGGCAGCGGACTACGCCGATCTCGGCGCACTGACAGACGAGGAAGTGAGCTACGCCATCAACCAGAAGGGAGGCCTGCTCAAGATCAGCCGCAAAATGATCATCAACGACGACATGGGCGCTGTGCAGAAGATCGTCGGCAGGCTCCCCAGGGCCGCCCGCAGGACCCTGGCGAAGAGGATCTGGGCCAAGCTCGTGAGCAACGCCACCTACAAGGGCGACAGCAAGGCCATGTTCCATGCCGACCACAGCAACCTCGGGGCCGCTGCGCTGAGCACCACGGCCCTCGCCGCCGCGAAACTGGCGATGGAGAAACAGACCGAGCCCGGCAGCGGAGAGCGGCTCGACATCACCCCGCGCATACTGGCCATCCCCGCTGATCTCTGGGCGACCGGCACGAAGATCAACATGACCCAGGGCGAGCCCGGCGCGGCCACCTTCGGCAACAGTTTCTATCAGTTTTTCGGCGCGGCGAATGAGCGGATCCACGTTTCCCCCTTCCTCACCGACGCTACCGACTGGCTGCTCCTGGCCGATCCCCGCGAGGTGGAGATCATCGAAGTCGCATACCTCAACGGCCAGCAAGAGCCGGAGATGTTCGTGGCCGACAACCCCGCAGTGGGACAGGTCTTCGTGGCCGATCAGATCCAGTACAAGATCAGGCATGAGTACGAGTGCGAGATCGTGGACTACCGCGGAGCCTACAAGGCCGTAGTAGCAGGATAACAAACATAACCCCTCCTCACCTCCCCTTATCTTAAGGGGAGGGATAAAACCCCCTCTTAGGCTAAGAGGGGGAAGGGGGAGTTACCAAAGGAGGATAGGATGAGATTCAAAACGTTCTTGATTGTAATGGTTCTGCTGGCCTTCTCTGTCGGCGTGGCGAGCGCTGCCGCCGTGGACCAGCAGTGGGCGCGCTTCGGCGCAACCTGCGGCGAGACAATCACCACAGGGCAGGCCGTAGTCATCCTTGATGCCGATGGCCTCGCCTACAAGGCGGACGCCAACGACGCCACCCTCCGGCCCGCCGTGGGCGTGGCAGGCAAGGGCTGCGCAACAGACGGCAGCGTGGAGATCATCACGCAGGGCATTTTCAGCGGCTATGCCAGCCTCAGCGAGAGCGCTCCGGTGTATCTCTCCGAGACCGCAGGAGCCCTCACGCAATCGGCCCCGTCCTACGCGCAGCAGCTGGGCGTGGCCATCAGCGCGACACAATATTACATCAACCCCCAGAACTACCTGGACACGTCGGCACTGACGGCGCTGGGCGTGCTCACCGGAGCCACCCCTATTAGCCTGGAAGGCGCGACCGCAGACGCCTATGAGACCACCATCGCAGTCACCGATCCCACCGCAGACCGCACTGTCACCCTGCCTGACGCCACGGGCACGGTGGCCATGGTGAGCGGCGCGGGGGCGGCGAAGAGTTACGCCCTCGACACAGATAACGTGGTGCTTGCCGCCGCCGATTGCGGCGAGGTCCACGCCATAGCCACCGACGCCAAAACCTACACCCTTCCGGCCACCATCGCGGGCTGTCAGTTCACCCTGATCAATGCCGGGGCCGCGGCGAACAACATCATCGAGATTGTGCCGAATGCTGCTGATCAGGTCTTCGGCACAGTAACCCTCGCCGCCTCGGTGGTAGTCATAGCAGGCGCCGCGGGCGAGCACGTGCTCAACACCAAGGCCAGCAGCCAGAGGGGTGACTCCCTCACCCTGATCGGCGACGGAGCCGACGGCTGGTATATCCTCAGCTCCACCGGCATCTGGGCGGAGGCCACCCCGTAGGGGAATCAACATGGGTCTGTTAGAAAAAACCATCTCTCTGGTGAAAGACGAAACGGGCAAGCTCGTTGATCCTGACGACTACGTGAATAACGTGGATGCCGCCCTGGCGCGGTACTCAAAGCACCGCCCGGCGGTCGTGGTGGAGGACATCACCGGCGACGACACCCAGAGCTATGACCTGCCTACCTCATGGGTGGTGGGCTTCAGCTCCCTGCAGAGTATCGAGTTCCCGCTCGGCGAGATCCCTCCGGAGATGCTCGACAACGATGATTACGAGCTCTACCAGAGCCCTGACGGCTGGCAGATCAGGCTCATCAACGACACCCCCGACGCCACGGAGGATTTCCGTATCACCTACACCATCCCCCAGGTGGAGGCCACCGTGCCCACCACAGACCTCGATGCCGTGGCCCTACTCGCAGCTGCCCTTTGTCTTGAGGAGCTCGCCAGCGCCCTGGTGCACACCGGTGACAGTCTCATTCAGGCCGACGTCGTTAATTACCGGGACAAAACCTATCAGGCAGCCGCGCGGGCCAAACGATACCGCGAGCTCTACAAGGAACACCTTGGGCTAAAAGAGGATGACAGCGTGCCCGCAGCCTCTGCCGTGGTCGATTTCGATCTCGGATATCCCGGTGGTGGTGATAGACTCACCCATCCCAGAAGGCAGAGGGACAGAAGATGATGCACAGCGAACATAACCCCTCCTCGCCTCCCCTTACCTTAAGGGGAGGGACAAATCCCCCTCTTAAGGTAAGAGGGGGAAAGGGGGAGTTACTATGATCACCGTCACCGTGACCACCAAAGGCGGCATCTTCGAGGGACAGCCGCAGGCAATAGTGCAGCAGGCGCTCCATGGCTGCATCTACGAGGCCACCATGTTCCTGGAGCGCAAGGTCAAGCTCATTGTTACTAACGAGGCCCAGGGCGTGGGTGGCGCAAAAGGAGGCCTACTCTCAACCATCCACGGCGAGGTCACCGGCAAAGGCACGCCGCTGATTAAGGGAGTGGTGGCCCATGGCAAAGGGGCCTACGGCGACGTGGTCGAGAAGGGCCGCCCTGCCGGGAAGATGCCTCCCGAAGGCGTACTCGTAAGGTGGATTGAGGTGAAGCTGGGGGTGGATTCGACCACAGCCCAGCGGCTGGAGTTCGTGATCCGCAGAAAGATAGGCCGCAAGGGCTTCCCCGGCGTGCACATGTTCGAGCGAGCGGTCAGCGAAAACCAAACCAAACTTCAAGCGATCTTTGATCGAGCAGGCTTTGATATCGCGGTGCAGCTGTCATGAGTGACACAGACCTGAGAGCGTTACTGTATGGCATCATGTCAGGCATCCCCAACATTGGTATAGTCTACGATTATGAGCGCTGGACTGCTGACTGGAGCGCTTTTATTGCACTCTTCAAAAATCCCACCACCGGCAAAATTCTCGGCTGGGAAATAAGTCGGAGCGGTTTCAGCGAGGATGCGACGTCAGTCAAACCACACTCATATGTCATCCAAGGCTACATGCAGGTCAACGATGCAGGACAGTCCGAGAAAACGTTCAACTCTCACATTGATGTAATCGCCGCCGCATTCCGTGCAGACAAAAGGCTGAAATTGCCCGCCCTCGGGCACGAGTTCATACAGGCTGAAACAATAGATACCAGGATGTTCGGAGGCGTGCTGTGCCACTACACGCGCCTTGCCATCACGGTTCAGGAGCACAACCAATAAGTAAGGAGGCCCCAATGTGGATACTGAAAAAAGGACAGCCCGACTTCAGGGTGACCAGCGGCCCCATGAAGGGCCGGAGATTTGTGAGGGGGGTGCGGTATGCCGAGATCCCCGATAAGGAGGCACACAGATTTAATGAGGTTGCTGTGGCGCGGGCGCAAAATCCCCGGCAGAGCAGCAAAAAAAGGAAAACAGAAAGAGTTGTGCAGGCTCTCATCATGGCGCCTGCAGGGCCGGAGGAGGCATAAATGAAAGACTACCTCGACGTCAGCAGTAAAATAGCAGTCTCAGCCAACACCAGGCAGACAGGCATGGGCACGCCCGCAACGCTGGACACCTCTATCCTGTGCGACAAACAGAACGTCGCACAACTGGAGCCGCTGCGCGAATCGAACGAATCGGAGATGACCGGATATGTCGGAGCCACAGAGGTGCGCGACAAGGGCTTCAGTTCCAAGATAGACCTGTCATTCCCCATGGCGCGTGCCGGAGACCTGTCTTTTATCTACGTCTACATCCTGGGGATGTCCACCCCCTCCGCATGGGGCGGAGGCCATACCCACCTGCATGAGTACGTGCCTACAGATCCGCCGATGTTCACCCTTGCGGATATGCAGGGAGAAATCACCAAGCGCCGGTTTTATGCCATGGCGGGGGATACGGCTAAAGTCTCATACAAGGTCGGCTCCTGGGTCAATGCCAGCATGGGATGCAAGGGGACCGGCCAGTACGATAAGAACCTCACATCCGAAATCGTTACCGCCGCCTACAACGCCTCGGCCCTGACTTTAGCGGCCAACGCAGTTCATGGCAGTACCGCGGCCCTCCGGCTCGATAACGTGCATGAAATTAAGGTGACCGTGCCGAACCTGGGCTACAAACAGCAGGTATCGTATACCGCTGTCAGCGGCGCCACCCCCGCAGTGATAACAATTACCGCCCCGGCTCCCACAGCCAGTGCGATTACGGGATTGTCTCAGGCTGTTGCCTGCGTAGTCACCTGGGCCGATCACGGTCTCCAGACCGGGGACTCAGTGGCGATCAGCGGCATCACACAGGCAGACTGGATAGCGCTGAATGCGACACATGAGATTACGCGCATCGGGGATGGGAGCTTCTCTATCCCGGTAGATACTTCGGGATATGGCACTCCATATGCTCCCGAGACCGACCCCGGCGTGATCCGGAACGCGACGGATGCGGTGTACGAAATCCTGTACGTTTCCACGGAGGCCGCCTGGTGTGACTTTCCCATTGAGGTAACAGAGCCCCCGCTGCGGTGCGTCAACATGACCATCAACATCGGCGGTACATGGAACGGCACTGAATTCCTCGGCGGGCGGGATATCACCGACGCCGTCAATTCCCTGGATCACGATATCTCCCGCGGCCTGATTGTTGAGCAGCGCATGGGCTCGAATGGCCAGTATGCCAACTATATGCGTTGGGATAAATTTGAGCACACTATTGCCCTGACCAAGCAGATGAGAGATTATTGTCTGCAGGTGCAGATGGAGGGCAATGAAACCGTCGGGCTGCAGGTGCGCTGTGAAGGAGTGGAATTCGAGTCAGGCAAGGTCTTTTATGCTGAGACTATCTTCCCCTTGTGCGGCATCCTCGGATCTCCGATTTCGAAGGATGGCCACGTGATTGTGGAAGCAGGAAACCTGAAGGTACTGGAGGGCGGAGCATACCCGCCTATCATCTGTCGTACCGCCAACCTGATCAGTGGCTACGCCCAGTAGACCCCATGGACGAAACCAAAATCTACGAAATAGGCGGACGTGTCTTCTCCATGCGCGACCTCGGCCCCGCACAGACGCTGGAGCTGCTGGCCTTTCTGGACTCCGTCGGCGCGCCCGTCGGCGGCGGGATCAACGAGATTCTGACCGCCGTGGGGCCGAACATCTACACCGCCGTGGCGATTGTCCTCCTCGACGAGGACGGGACCATTCCCTGGCTCAAGTCGGGGCGGCATGGCAACTACGTGCGCACCGTGACGGACTATGACGCCCTGGCGGCCCGGACGGAGTTCCTGGTGCAGCACCTGCATAACAACCTGCTTACCGAGATGGTGGAGGATTTTTTCGTCTGCAATCCTCTCTCGCAGTGGCTGGCGAGGGGGGGGAAGGCACTGGTAACGCTGTTCCTGGAGCTGGCGAGGACACTACCCCCGACAGCTGGGGAGGCTGGCGCGACTGGGTTGACGAGCTCATCCTCGCCGCAGCCGGCGGAGACATCACCCGGCGCGACGCCGTCTGTTACGGCCACACCTGGCGCGAGCTCCGGCCCTACATCGAGCGTTACGGACGGGACTGCCGCTACCGGGATTTAGCCGTCGTCTTTTTCGAGGGCTGGCTCAACCTGGGCGGGGACGAACAAAAGGCAGGCTGCACCAGAGCACTCTGCGAGGCCAAGTTCGGCAAATACCTCGGATGGGCCTGCAGTCAATGCGAACACCATAAAAAGTGATTCATTCCCCCTTAGAAAAGGGGGATCAAGGGGGTTGTAGAAGCCGGTGAACAAAGTCCAGATAACCGTAGAGATGCAGGCCAAGATCGACGCCGCACTGCAGCAGGTGCGGGCAGGAGCTGCCTCAATCAGGGCAGAGCTGGGCTCTATCACAGGCCCCTCCGGAGAGGCAGGCAAGGCCGTCAATGGAATCGGCTCTGCGGCCACCTCCTCTGCCGCCTCATCAATGCACCTGGGCAACATCATCGAGACCTACATCGGCTACAAGGCTGTTCGGGCGCTGAAAGACGCCGTCTCCGCCTCCATGCAGTTTCTCTCCACCCTGGAAACCGCCCAACTCGGGACAGCCGCCGCTTTTCTCCTCAACGGCAAGTACATTGACGCGACAACAGGCAAGGCCCTGGAGGGTTCGGCGGCCTTGAAGGCCGCTCAGGCTGATTCCGCGGGCATGATGAAAGAGCTGCAGGCGGATAACCTGCAGACCATCGCCACCCTCGACCAGTTGGTACGCGCCTATCAGGAGACCCTCCCCGTAGCCATGGCCAAAGGCTTTGATCGCAAGCAGGTTAAGGATTTCACTGTCGCCATGGTGCAGGCCGCCGGGGCCATCGGCCTCAGCCTGGAAATGCTGGGCGAAGAGACCAGATCTATCCTTACGGGCGCAATCAATCCCCGCACATCCCGTATCGCCACCGTGCTGGGGCTCACAAACGAAGACGTGGCCCGATTTAAGGGCGATGCCCAGGGACTCTTTAACTTCCTCATGGAGAAGCTCGCCTCCTTCCGTCTCGCCGGGATCGAATCGCAGACAACCTGGAACGGGCTCTGGTCAAACATCGCCGATATATCGAAACAGGCCGGGGGGATGTCCTTCTCCGGGCTCTTTGATGGCATAAAACAGGCCGCTCTGGATCTGACCGGCTATATGGTCACCGTCACCGAGCAGGTTGATGAGCTGGGCAATGTAACGAAGAAGGTGGAGTTCAACCCTGAATTTCTGGCGACCCTGGACAGGATTAGAATGCTCACAGGCGCTGCCGTGGGCACTATGATGTCTCTGGTGGAGTGGATTTATCGCGGCGTCGGCGGACTGGCCAAGATGGGCGAGCTGGCGGCGAAGGCATTCAACTTCACCCCCATAGGGAAAATACAAAACAACCTCAACAAGGCCCTCGGGCTGCCCTCCGGAGAAGATCTTGAAGCCGAAATGGCAATGCAGGTGAAGATATACTCCATGGCTGCCGACGATGTAGAGAAAGAGGCAAACAGAATACTGAACGCCATGGCGGGCCTCAAGGAGAACGTCGGGGTCCCGAAGCCCACAAAATACGAGCAGGACAAAAGGGCGAAGGCCGATGCCGAAGAAACAGCCAAAGCCGCTAAAGATCTCGCCACAGGTCTCCAGGCCGTCAACACCTACCTGGAAGAGACGGCGAATATATCCGAAAAGCTGGCCGGAACAAAGCTCGCCGCCACCCTGAAGGCCCAGGCCGAGGGGCTCAAAGAGGCCATGTCCGGCGAGGACTGGGAGGCCGCACTCAAGCAGACTTTGACGGGATCAGAGAAGGCCGTGCAGGATTACATCACCGAGGTCACGCGGATCTACGAAGGGGAGAAGGCCACCCTCATCGGGCTCACTGCCGGGATATTGGCCCCCATCGAAGTCACGACCGAAGGCTACCACAAAATGGGCGAGGCGGGGAGCGTGGCCTACCAGGACATAGCCGCATCCATTGACAGCCTGCAGGACAGGACGGACATCCCCGACAAAATCAAAGAATCAACAATAAAGATGGCGGAGGAGTCCTATCACGCACAGGCCCAGAGTCTGGAAAAACAGACCGGCGCTCTTCAAAAATACGCCGACTTCCTGAAGACCGCATACGACCAGATCACCGAGCGCATCAAGAATAAGGCCCGCGAGGCTGCTGATGCCACGAAGAAGGCGGCTGAAGAGGCGGCGAAGGCCGTGGACGCCATCAATCAGGCGGCAAAAACACGCACGACCGGCGCGGCCATGGCGGCCAACCTCGGGGTGAAGCCTGGTGACGCAAAATCATGGATTGAGCTGCAAGGCATGATCGGCAGGGTCACCGACCAGGCCAAAAAGATGTTTGAGGGAATCACCGACACGACCGACCTGGACGCTCTCGTCTCTGACTTCGGGAAAATGCGCGATGTCATAGGGGATATAAACCCCGTCGATACATTTTTCTCTCCAAGCGCGATCAAGAGCGGCTTTGAGCTGCTGACGGAGCTGATGGCGAAGGCACAGGAAAAGGATGCGGCCCGCCACCGGCAGACCGCCGAGGAACAGGAGAAGCTTGCCGACGCCGCGAAGAAAGATGGCGAAGAGCTGGAAAGCCAGAAAGATACCCTCGCCGGGGCCATGAAGAAGTACGGCAAGGAGATTGAGGCGAACCAGATACTTCTCGCTGATCTCTACTGGCAGATAAACGAGATCAAGCTCGCCTCATCAGAGATCGGGCTGAAGGTGGACACCGCCGAGGCCATAGGCTCGCTCGACACCCTGTATTCCGCATGGCAAGGAGCTAATACAGCCATAGCCGATCAAGTGGCAGGCATTCTCGTGTTATTCCGCCAGGCGACAGATGCGGCGCGCGGGATGATGAATCTCGTCGGCGGGGATGTAAGGGTGAGCTGGGGCAGTGGCAGCTACGCAGATGGAGAGATGTTCCCAGCTACGCCGGGAGGCCGCATCATCCGTGTCGCAGAGGGCGGGGAGGGCGAGACTGTTCTCCCCCATAACAAAAAACCACGCTCTTTATACCTCCTCACCGAGACGATCAATCGTATGGGGCTAAGCCTGGCTGACATCATTGGGGTGGGTGGGCCAACGGGCAACCTCAATGTCCGCCTAAACCTCCCCCAGATCCAGAGCTTCGCCCAGGGCGGCATTATCAGTGCCTCCGGGTCCTCCGAATTCCCCCTTGGCAAAGGGGGGCAAGGGGGGTTGTCGCAATCCTCCACCGTCATCCAGCGGGGCGGCGATACCCATTACAATTTCGGCCCAGGAGCATTACAGGTCACAATTGCACGCGGAGAATCAGATGAGCAGACGGCCCGCAGGCTGTACCGGGCCATAGAGAATGAGGGACGCCGCCGCAAGGCGAGCATGGGAACAGTATGATAACGCTTACCTCCGGATATACGACGCAGAAAAACCGTAAAGTCGGGGCTCGCCCGGTCTGGCTCCTGAAATGTCCATGGCCCAAAACCGGAACGGTCTGGCTATCGGACAGGAGCATCAACATCCCCGAATGGGAAGGCGGGGTTGAGACGCTTCCCTGGGTGGTGGAATGGGGCGAGCTTGCCAGTAGTCTCTCCGATGCGCTCAACATGCCTCAGGTTGGAGAAATGAGTATGGATATCAAGGAAGATCCTGACGCTGAGGTTCCCATCTCCACTATGCTCAAGACGCGGGATAATAAGATGGAGACTACTGATTGCACTCTATATAGGTGGTATCTGGGCCTCGATCCTGTCACTGACCCTCCTGTCATCCGCTGGAAGGGCAACGTTACGGATTACGACCAAGCCGAAGAGCTTGTCTGGAGCCTCACCCTTACGGACCAGTCCGTGAGGCTCGATAAACAGTTAGGCCGCGTGCTAACCGATGATATGGCGGGAACTTCGGTTTCTGATCCTGACGATCTCGGGAAACTGCTGCCCATTGATTACGGACAACTCTGCAATACGCCCTGTATAGCCTTAGAGGCTGGCTTTGCCACGACCCTTTGGTT